TTGCCGCAATGGGTTACCCAAGCTTCAAACAAAGCGCCGCGGGTACACCATTACACGGTGATGAAAGAAACGAATATGGCTTAATGGCCGCTTACAGCGCATTAGGCAATGTTAACAGAATTTATGCTATTCGTGCTAATGTAGACTTAGACGCATTAGCGCCAACAGCAGTTCGTCCAGTTGGTGAAGTTGCAAACAATACACATTGGATGGATCTAAGTACAAGCACATGGGGCATGTACGAATGGGATGCTGTTAACGCAAAGTTTAACTTAAAGACACCTTTACTATTCACAAGTACAAGCGATCAAACATTAGTATCTAGTGTTTATGTACCAAAAGCAAGTATTGGTCAAATTGGTGAGTATGCCGTATCATTTGGTACAGGTAGCAATGCTTTACTATTCTACAAAGCAGGTACAGACTTACCAACTGATGACGCAAAATACAATACTTGGGTACGTTTAGGCACAACTGATTGGGCAACTTCACGTGCTACAATTAAAGGTTCAGCAACTTCACCAGAGATTGCCGCAAGTACACCAGCCGCTACTATTACAATTAACACAACAACAGTTACAGTTGGTAATACAGGCGGAGCTAGAACATTAGCACAGGTTGTTAGCGCAATTAACACAGCAGGTGTTACAGGTGTTACAGCCGCCGCAGTTGGCAACAAGTTATACTTGTACGCTTCAGATTTAGCTGAGAGCGACGGTTCAACAGCAGACGGTAAGATTGCTATTGCTAACGGTTCAGGTACACCACTAGCAACATTAGGTATTACAGCAGGCACATACGCAAATCCATTATTACTATATGGTGATTTTGCCGCTTATCCAAGTTGGAGAAGCAGTGATTCAGTTCCGCGCCCAACAGGTTCAGTTTATGCTAAACTTGGTGCAACTGGAGCAGGTGCAGACGTTGTTATTAAAAAGTATACTTCAACTACAGAGACTTGGACAACATTAGGAGCACCATTCTATAATAGAGCAGAAAATGCAATTTATGGATTAGATCCAGCTGGTGGTGGTAACGGTATTGCCGCAGGTACACTTTGGGTTGCTTATGATCCACTACGCACAGACACCGGTGGTTACAAACCATTTAGACGTCGTGTAGCAGGTCAAACAGCAGTAAGTGGCACAGCAACAGCAGCCAATCCATTTACAGCAAGTGATCAGTTAACAATTGGTGTTACCAGTATCGGTACAGCAACAATTACAGAATACACAGTAACATTATCAAGTACAACACCAGCAAGTTTTGTTAGCGATGTACTAGCACTTAATATTCCAGAGTTAGACATCAGTGTAAGTAGCACAAATGTTATTACTTTTGAGCACATTTATGGTGGTGATATTTACTTAACAGATGTTACAGGCACACCAACATCGGATGCAGGTTTCACAAGTAGCACAACAGGTACTATCTTATATGGTAGCACACTTGCATTAACTAACTGGGAAGCATTAACATACACATATAGCACAACTGAGCCATATCAGGCACCAGCAGACGGTACATTATGGTACTACAGCGATGCCGCTACAGTTGACGTCATGATTAACGAAATTGGTGGCTGGAGAGGCTACAAGAGTAGTTACTATGATGGTTCAACAACTGATGCACGTGGTTACGATCTAAGTGCTACAGATGCAAATGGTGTACAGGTTACAGCAAGTGAGCCAGAATTCCAAAGCGATGGTGTTAGCGCACTAGTAGCAGGTGACTTATGGTTGGACAGCAGTGACTTAGAAAACTATCCAAAAATTTATCGTTACAGCGGTAGTGCTTGGGTATTAATTGACAACACAGATCAAACAAGTCAAAACGGTATCTTATTTGCAGATGCACGTTGGGATACAGATGGTACTACAGATATTATTACAGGTAGCTTACCAGCAATTACAGACTTGTTAGCAAGTGATTACATTGACCAAGACGCACCAGACTATAGATTATACCCACGTGGTATGCTAATGTTTAACATGCGTAGAAGTGGTTACAATGTTAAGCAGTATGTAAGTAACAAATTTAACGCAACAGCGTTCCCTGATTTACCAGCAGTTCCAGGTGCAGGCGGCAGTTTACCAACTGTTAAGAACACATGGCAAACAGCTAGTGGTTTACAGGACAACGGTGCTATGTATGCAGGACGTAAAGCACAGCGTAAGATGGTCACAGCCGCTATGCAGGCCGCAGTTACAGCCAGCACAGAAGTACGTGAAGAAATTTATGCATTCAATATTATTTGTTGCCCAGGTTACGAAGAAGTTATCGACGAGATGGTTGCATTAAACAACGATCGTAAGAACACAGCGTTTATTATTGGTGATACACCAATGCGTTTAGCACCAAATGCTGTTGAGATTGCTAACTGGAGTAATAACACAGACGGTACAGGTCTTGCTACAGCAGATCCATACTTAGGTGTTTACTACCCATGCGGGCAGACTTCAGACTTATCAGGTAACGCTATTGTTGTTCCAGCGAGTCATATGGCATTGCGCACAATGATCTTTAACGACAATGTGGCATATCAGTGGTTTGCCCCAGCAGGTACTAGACGTGGTTTAGTAGACAATGCTTCAAGCATTGGTTACATCAACTCAAGTACAGGCGAGTTTGAGTTTAACAGTATTAGAGTAGGCTTACGTGATAGTTTATACGAAAACAAGATCAATCCTATTACAAACTTACCAGGTGTTGGCTTAGTTGTTTGGGGACAGAAGACACGTAACCCAACTGCAAGCAGTCTTGATCGTATTAACGTTGCACGTCTTGTTAACTACATTAGAACAATACTTGCAAGAGTTGGCGACGGCTTCTTGTTTGAACCAAATGACAAGATTACACGAGATCAAATCTCAAACATTATCAGTGGCGCAATTAACGACTTAGTTGCAAAGCGTGGTGTTTACGATTACTTGGTAGTCTGTGATGAGTCAAACAACACACCAACACGTATTGCACGTAATGAGTTGTATGTTGACATTGCTATTGAACCGATGAAAGCAGTTGAGTTTATTTACATTCCAATTAGACTCAAGAACCCAGGTGATATAGCCGCAGGTTTATAATAGTAGTATATAATGGAGCCTACGGGCTCCATTAGTATCATAGGTATTTTTTGGTAAATATCTATAACATGGAGAACATAATATGGCAATTTCGTCATTAAACAAATTTACAGTACCTTTAAGTACAGACCAAAGCGCAAGTACTCAAGGTTTATTAATGCCAAAGATGAAATATCGCTTCCGTGCGATATTTGAGAACTTTGGTGTTAGCACAGACAGAGTAGAAATGACTAAACAAGTCATAGATATCACAAGACCTACAGCAAACTTCAATCCTTTTGTTATTGACGTTTATAACAGTAAAGTTAACTTAATTGGTAAGCCAAGTTGGGAAGCTGTTACAGTTAATCTACGTGATGACGCTGGTGGTAATATCAGCAAGTTAGTTGGTGAGCAGATTCAGAAGCAATTTGACTTTGCAGAACAATCATCAGCCAGTTCAGGTATTGATTATAAATTTGTTCTCAAATTTGAAATGCTCGATGGTGGCAACGGTGCGAACGATGTTACAGTATTAGAGACATGGGAATTGTATGGTGCATTCTTGAATAATGTAAACTACGGTGACATGAACTATAGTTCAAACGATCCGGCTACAATTGGTTTAAGTGTTACATATGACAACGCTGTTCAGACACCAAGTGGTACAGGTATTGGTACAGCAGTTGGACGTACAGTTGGTACTTTAATTACTGGCGTAACCTAAACTTAAAGACTATAAAAATAAAAATACCCGGCATAAAAATCCGGGTATTTTTTTGGAATAAATACCTTATAAGGTACTTTTTATGGCCAATATTTTTGATGGATTTTTAAAACAAATTGCTACTGGTGATAGTATCAAAGACTATAAACATGCCAGTAGACTTTTTGTTGACAATAACTATGCTCGTAGTCCAAAGTACGACTGGTTATATCATGTTTTCTTTGATGTAGACCCTACAATCTCTAACATTGATAAAGACAACATAGCTAGGGCTGGAATGTTGGTTAAATCTGTTAGTTTGCCAAACTACGATGTTGATCTAAGGGTACAAAACAATTACAACAAAAAAGAATTAATACAAACGAAACTAAACTATGGCGCAATAACATTCACATTTCACGACGATCAGTCTGAAATTGTAAGGAATCTTTGGTACGATTACTACACACATTATTTTCGAGATAATGATGGTGGGTACTCTGACAGATCGGGGCATATCGCACAGAACTATCATGCTAATAACAAATATCAACCAGGTTCGAGAGACTTTTATGATAAGTTTGGATATAGTCCTAAAAAAGATTTAGGTCCTGCCTTACCAAGATATTTCACTTCTATTAGAGTATACAGTTTACATCAAAAAAGATTTAGCGAATATACTTTACTTAATCCAGTTATTACACAATTTGCACACGGAACACACAATGCAAGCGGTGGCGGAATACTAGAACATCAAATGACTGTTTCATTTACAACAGTATTATATGCAGGCGGAAATGTTAGTCAAGCCACAGTTGCTGGATTTGCAGATTTGCATTACGATAAGTCACCTAGTCCACTTACACCTGCAGGTGGCGGAACAAATAGTATATTAGGCCCGGGCGGTATATTAAGTGCTGTAGACAGTATTGTCGGCGAGGCTGGTGGTGGAAACTTTGGAGCCGCCGCTTTTACAGCATTTAGAGCGTTTAACAAAAATAAAAATGTTGATCTTAAAGGACTGGCCAAAGGAGAACTTATACAAATTACAAAAGATGTACTGAGTCAAAACGATCCTAGGAATAGATTCTTTATACCAAGTTCAGGAGCGTTAGCAAGTACAGGGTTATTTGGTAAAGGTGCAGTTAGTGGTGTATCTGGGGGAATTACAGAATTTACTCAAAAAAGATCAGCAACAACTGGCAGTATAGCTAGTAACGGCGGAGCACTTCCGGGACTACCTGGGGCTAATGCTATTACATCACAAATACAAAGCAAAATGAGCGGATTCCCAGCATCTAGTGTTCCTATAGGAGGAATTATGACAGCAGGATCGGGTCTAATTAGTGGTGCACCAGTTAATAAAGTTTTAAATTTTGGCCAATCAGCGTTTACTGGAGGTATTGGAGCATTGCAATCTGTTTCAACTAGTCCAGAGTTCTCAGGCTTTGCTGGCAAGTTAGGAGAAATTGGCAAAGGTTTAGCCGGAACTGTTGGTGCAGTAGCTGATCAAGCAACAAGGGGTCTATCGGGAATCGCCAATGGCCTAGTAGCGGCAGCACCATCTGTTGCTAGATCTTTGCAAACAATGGCTCCAACCTTTCTAGCTGGAACAAGTACTATTGCGAATTCTTTTTCAAATACTTTATCACAAACCCCGTTTGGTAATATGAATATTCCAAAGCAATCAGCAGTCGCTTCAATGGAATCAGCTAAATTCATCGAAAGTGGTAACAAAACAGATTTAGTGTTTGGACAAAGAGTAGCAACAGCAACAAACCCAGCACCAACACAAACTGCTGGTATTAACCTTGGCGGTAGCATTCCGGCATAAGAGAACATAATGACAAGTAATAGTTACATATTCACAACAAGTATAACTGGAGTGCTAGGTGCAAATACTGCCGCTGAGATAAATGAAACAAATAGAAAAATTCAGAGTTGGTGGGCAGAGCAACAAGATTTTGTTGACATGAGTACACCAATGATAAAAGTTCCGTCAAATCAAAAAACAGTTAAAGGGGAATAATGGCCACAGTAATTAAAGCAAACAATCCAACTAACTTAGAACAAGTTGATTTAAATTCATTAGTTGAAAGAAGTGCGGACAAGTACTTTAATAACTTTTTTGAGATTCCTGTTGAAGTTAGTAGTAATGTTGATGCCGCGGTCACTGCCGTTTTTGAAAACTTAACAGGTAATAAAGATACTGCAAGACAATTAGCAAGTGCAGTTATATACACTAGTGTAAAACAAGGTATTAACCCAATGGAAACATTGAGAGAATTTCAAAAAATTGAAATTGGTGAGCTTGACGCATACACAACATTATTTTTAAATTTTGATCGAGTTGGTACTAGTTACCTAGGTCTTAAAAATGTTCCAGTAATTAACAAATACGTACAACGAGCAATTTTACCATGAGCAAATACGCAAACGGATTTTATCAACTTATAAATCCGTCAAAGTATGTAGGCAAGAAAGACCCGCATTACAGAAGCGGTTGGGAACATGTGTTCATGCGCTTCTGTGATGAAAACCCTGCTATACTACAGTGGGCCAGCGAAGCAATACACATCCCTTACCGTAATCCTTTTACAGGCAGACAAACTATATATGTTCCTGACTTTATGGTTGTGTATGTTAAAAAGAATGGCGAGAAACACGCAGAACTTATAGAAGTAAAACCTACCAAAGAAACATCACTAGATGAAGCAAAGAGCCCAAGAGATCAAGCGGCCGCAGTACTTAATATGCACAAGTGGCAAGCGGCACAGGCCTGGTGTGAGCAACACGGCTTAAAGTTTCGTATAGTGACAGAAAATGATATCTTCCACCAGGGCAAACCTTCAAGGTAATCAATGAGATCAATTGGCAAACACAATTTTCAACGACCTTATCGCCTTCCCTATTTAGAAACGCAGGTCACATATGGTTGTACATTAAGCTGTCTGGGGTGTACAAACTATAGTGATTATCCTATGTCTGGAGGTAATGTAGCCTGGGAGGATTTTAGACCACAGTTTGAACAGTTAGTTTCACGAATACAAGTAGAATGTTTTGGGTTTATAGGTGGAGAACCATTTTTACATAATGATTTTGAAAATTGGGTAGTACAATTTAAAGAACAATTTCCCTACATTACTTTGATGATAGTATCCAATGCTACCTTGTTAAGTAAGAATTGGTGGATACTAGATGCTATGGAAGAGTACGGAATGATATACTTAAAGTTATCTGACCATACCCCAGGATCAACATATTTTAAGGATGCTGTTGATAAAATAATGTCACGGTTTCACTGGGTTATACAAGAAGGTCGTTGGTTCAACCAAGAACACATATTAGATTTTGAAACTGTAACATCAGATGTGTTTTTAAAAACTTACAAAAATACATTTAACGACATGAAACCGTACAACAGCAATCCTGCAGATGCTTTTAAAATATGTAACCAAACAAAATGTCCGTTATTTCAGGAAGGAAAATTGTATAAATGTAGTAGTGTTGGGATGCTTGACAGGGTATTAGAAGATCATAATTTACATAATGATCTAGACTGGCAACCTTATGTAAACACAGGATTAGATGTTTACACAGCAACAGATTTGGAGATAAGTAATTTTTGTAACAATTATGAAAAGCCGCACAGTTTATGTAGAATGTGCCCAACAGCAAAAGATAAACCCTACATAAAACACTACAGTACTGTGGTAAACAAAATTAACATATTATGACCAAGAAATTAGAAAACTTATTTGATCTCCCGGACTTGAATCCTGGTGACGACAGTAGCGTACAATCACCACACGACAACAACGATAAAATTATCGAGCAGAAGAAGATTATAGCACAGGTCGACGAGGCAATAGATAAGATTGATACAGCACTGCCCACAGTGCGTGATCTTGAGGCCAGTGACAGAGAAATGGATGACCTGGCTAAACTAGCAACAGAAAAGTTTGAGGATCTAATGGAACTGGGTATGAATATGGATCCACGTTTTGGCGGGCAAGTATTTCAAACAGCAGGTACATTATTGGGCCACGCTATCAGTGCTAAAACTGCTAAAATGGACAAAAAATTGCGTATGGTACAGTTGCAATTACAAAAAGCAAAACTGGATCATCAGGCTAGTAAAGACAGCCCAGAAGATAAGGCAGTTGACGGCGAAGGTGTTGTACTAGACCGCAATGCACTACTTGCGCAGATACTACAAAACAATAAAAAGTAACTAAATACTACATTAACAGGATAAAAACCTATGAAAAATTTACACGAATACATTGCAGAA